ACGCAACGTAGTCATAGCCATTCCTTCAAGTAGGTTTCGATTCGTTCTTCTTTGCCAGGATCTTCTCTAAGAAGCCAGAGAAGTCTGCAATTTTCCCGGAAGTGTTCGAGTTCTGTGTCTCCAGCTTTGCGATACTCTTCTGCACAACGTTTAAACTGTACTGAAGCTGAACCTGCATCTCCAAGAATTTTAGCAGCCCCAACAGGGCCGATGCCTCTGAGTCCGATAATGTTATCTGCCCGATCTCCCGTGAGAAGTTGAGCGCAGAAGTTGTAAAATCCTCGATCGTCGTCAACATAGTATTTCTCACCTTTAACGAAGTTGTAATGCCATCCAGGCACTTGATCGAAGTCTTTGTCGATTGAGATGATAATGCTAGTGTCCCGGTACTTCGTAGCCATCCTGGCAATTGCATCGTCTGCTTCGATTCCCTCTACTTTATCAAACTCCCACTCGGTTGTCAAGTGGTTCCGCAGGAAGTCGTAGTGCACCGGCTTCTTTCCGGTACGATTGCCCTTGTAGGGGGCGGTGAAGGCCACCTTCTCCCGGAAATTGTTACTGCCAGTAATGTAGCCTTCGTAGTCGTCTACGCCGTCCAACTTGAACTGGAGAAGGTCAAGGATGAACTCATCCATCCGCCACTTAGCAATACCTTCCGGCACCGCCCCTTCCGGGCTTTCACATCCGTAGCCGATGCGGTACACAGCCAAATCGCCATCGAAGAGAGCTAGAGTCACCTAGATACCTCTACATCAGCACTTGGGTTGTCAATACAAGCTTGTAGGTATTTCTTAACAAACTCCACCAAACACTCATAATTTCCCCACCCATTCTCAGGATTCAGTGTTTTATATTTCTCAGGAGCCTGTTTAAGTCTGGCCAGTCCCTCAGCCAGAGGAGTAACCAACTCAGCGGCTTTTGTTATTCCCAGCTCTTCAGGACGCCAAAGATGTTGATAAATCCCTGCTTCTTTAGCCATTCTATTCAGATTATGTGTGATGTTAGCAGTGAAAACCTCACACGGCTGCACAACCATAAGAGAAACATCAAGACTCATTCTGTTCAACCTTGCTCATGTTACGCTCAGAGAGCTTGTGGAAACGATCATCGTAGATGAAGTGATGAGCGCCAATGTGGATCAGTTCTTTGCTAGCATCGTGGTCAATGACGATGGGGTAGCCCTTTTCAGTCGCCTTACGATTGAAGTAGTAGTCCTCAGTCTCCCACATATCCTGCTTAGGATAGTAGGGGAAGGCGAACCAAGGCTTCTCAAGGTTCTGGAACACCTCAGTCCTGATCAGGATCATGGCATTCCCTGTCATCATTACCTCTTGAAGACCCACAGTCTCAGCCGTTGTAGCCACCTCATTGCCGTTGAAGTCCAACGACATAAACTTGATCGGATAGACTCGTTTGGTAGCGTTTGCAGCAACAATGGGCAAGTCACGGGACCGTAGGAGACGCTTGACGACAGTAGGGGTGAACGACATATCGTCATCGATGAAAAGTACATGGGAAGCTCCCCACTTGATTGCTTCATCAACACACCATTGTCGGTTGTAGGGGATGACTGAGCCTGCGATGTAGAACAGTTTGGAGTCTTGAACGTCAAGCCGTTTATCCTTGTGGAGTTCCAGTTGCAGCCGCGACAGAGACTCAGCCCACTCAATGCGGACGTAGCCTGCTGTCGGGGTGCAGATGGCGATACGGGTCTTTCCCTTAAGAGACAAGATACATCCTTTCCATGTAGTCTGCGATCTGCTCAAAGTCCAAGCACCGCTTGTCGTTCATTTCGATTAGATTGAACATATCGCTGTCGTAAAGCCCAAGAGAATCCGCCACAGAATAAGGAAGCTGGAACGTGTAGATGTTCCCTTCGTACTTGTAAGGGATATAAGCTTTACCGCTAGGCCAGTTCTCAGCAGGCGTGAAAGGCTCGCCCCAGCCTTCACTGTCGATGATGTCGAGAAGTACACCCATAGGGTCGAACCCTTCTGGGGTGCGCATGAAACCCCTCGTCTGGGTATATTTCCCAGATCGAAGGGCATCAATCCATTTAAGCATCAATGCCCTGTCGATCATTAGAGAGCCTCTTCGTCGTCGTCAATCAGGCCGTCGGCCTTGTACTCCACCAGTTCCTTGATGACAAGGGATTTCAGGGCAGGGCTGTGACCTTTCTTGTTCTTGAACTTCCACGCGAAACTACCAACAACTGCTTCGGCTTTAGAGCCGTTACCAACCAGACCGGCAACAAGGTTCTTGCTGCTGTCGTAGGCATCAATGGGGTACTTCGACTTGCAAGTGATGTAGAACCCTTGAGTATCCTTGTGTTTGGCTTCGATGCCAAGGGATTCCAGGGCAGCAACAGCAGCGTCAGAGAGTTGCCCAATATCCACCTGATAGGCGTCGGACAGTGCATTCTTCTTGTCGAGGCAGGCCCAATAGATGGTGCCACGAATCTTGACAGGTTTGACTTGATCGTTCATAAGTTACTCCTTAGTAATGGTTGCGCCAATCTCTTCGGCGTCGTCTAGAAAAATGAACCAGAAAGGTTTGCCTTTCGTTTCAGGACTGACTACACCAAGACCAATACTTTCCAGGTACTTCGAGAACTCGGTAATCTCCTTGTAAGCTTTTTCGTAGGTATCGGTCTTGGTAAGTCCGTTCTTCACCAAGCACGCCATAAACATCACGTCCTTGGCTGCATCGATGTAGGACGTTTGCTCGGTGTACTTCATGATGTCTTTGAAGCGGTTAATCTGTTTCTCGTCCATGTCTTTCCTTAGTTGGTTGGTGCCCTGAGAAGGAGTCGAACCTTCACGCCTTGTGAGCTAGGGATTTTAAGTCCCTTGTGTCTACCGTTTCACCATCAGGGCATACATAGAATTGTACAGGACTATTTAGGGTTTGTCAAGTGGTTTTCAAGGTAGGCGGCAGCTTTCTTCAAAAGTGTTGGAGAATCGTCAAGCATTCCAATTGCCCTGTTGCACTGATTACACAGAAGTCCACGAACAGCCCCTGTAGTATGATCGTGATCCACAGCAAAAGAACCCAAGACTCTGGGAGAATCTCCGCTACATCCACAGACGCAACAAAGCCCTCCTTGATTATCTAGAATAGCAAGATACTCCTCCAAAGTTATTCCGTACTTGTTCTTTAAATTTCTTCCTCTCATCGAAAGACGGCTTCTTTCAGGATTTTTATCTGCCCATTTTTTTCGGGCTACATCGTCACACTCCTTACAACGGTAACCGTATCCTGTCTTTTTTGATCGGCTTTTATAAAACATGTGAAAAGGGAGTTGTTTCTTGCATGATCCACATTTTTGCGTTGTTTCTAGTGTGTCTGGTCCCATGATCTCCCTACCTTGTACTCCCCATCCAGAGGACACCGCAGCCCAAGGGCAACCCCTGCCGCCTGGATTGCGGAGACTCCCAATTCCCCGACTATCTCCCCAAACTGCTTAGGCACTTCAAGCTGCCATTCGTCGTGGACATTAAGCAACATTTTATGAGGAATCTGGTTTACTGTCAGTAACTCCTTGAAGATCACCAGAGCCTTCTTCATCACGATAGCGCCAGCCCCCTGTAGGAGTGTATTGAGAGCTTTATGTTCCTGCCGGATATACAGTCTGCGACCATCAAGCCCCGGCAAAGACCCTTTTGTCGCCATCCGCGCCACTTTAGCTCTAAGCGCGAGTAGCGCTGGCGTTGAGGATAGAAAGTTGTCGATGAGAACTTTCCCGTCTTTACTGCTTCCGCCAACAATCTTTCCAATCTTTTCAGCGCCAGCTCCGTAGAGAAATGCGTAGATGAACGTTTTGGCTTGATCGCGAGTCCGAAGGCCCGCCGCCTTCTGGTTAACGGAGTGCACATCAGTCGCATCTTCCCGTTTGCCGTGTACAACCGAAGCAACATAACTTTGATCCTGCATATAGTGTGCCAGCATCCGTAGTTCCAGGCCACTGGCGTCGATTCCTACCATCACACAGCCCGCAGGGACCGTATAGACAGCCCTGCAACGCTTCCCATACTCAGTCTGTCCGGATGGCACCTGTCCCAAATTGGGAGAACTGTGCGTCATCCTCCCGGTAACTGCACCGTTGCTGATGACCGCACCGTGGATTCTACCATCCTCCCCGATCTTGTCAAGCCAGTTCGTGAGGAAGGACTGAATCTTGGTTACTTCAAAGTAACGAAGGAAATCCTTAGCCTCTGGAATGTCCATGTGCTTAAGAATCTCTTCATCAAGGATTACGTTACCCTTCTCAGTCTTCTCGGTAGGCTTCCATCCGCGCTTAATCAGTCTGTCAACAATTTGTTGCCGTGAGCCTGGGTTGAACGGCTGAATTTTCTGCTTAGTCTTGAGTTGGATGATTGTCGGCTCAAACTTAGCAACCAAGTCCTTCTCGATCTTGGCTACCTCATCCTGTACCTCCGCATACAAAGTAGTAAGGGATTTCTGGTCGATCAAGACACCGTTACGAACCTGTTCAGCGATGATCTCGGCTACCTGATGCTCTAACTCGATACACTCACCGACAAACTTCTGTGCCGTCAACTGCTTCTCTAGGTGTTTCAGAAGACGTGCAGTAACGCGAGTGTCTTGCTTGCAGTAAGCAATGAGCATGGGCATATCAGGCTCATTCCATTCCTTACTAGGGTAGTAATCATTCGGGAACTTCTCCCGGTAGGCTGCCGGGTAGTCCGATTTCTTGAAGTTCAGTCGATTCCCCCACGTTTCCAGGCTGTGCCCACCTTGCAGATCGGGCCTCATCAACCGCGAGACGATCAAGGTGTCGTAACACTTGGTCAGCGGAATCTGAATCCCCCACAAGTTCTGAAGGTGCCACTTGTCGAAGGCTACCAAGTTGTGTCCGATAACCTGCTCGGCTATGTCGAGCGCCGCCCTTAACCCCGTTGCGTTTGTATGACAAGTTACTTCTCCGGTATCAATATCGTTCAGCACAGCACACCAGATTACGGTGTGCTTACTGTCAGTCTCAATGTCGAGGACTACTCGACCCATAATTACAGAGCCTCTTCAAGTTTCTCCAGCATTCTGCCGGTTTCGTGGTTATACAACGCTTCCCCTGCCGGTCCCGTAATTCCACAGAACCGATTCTTCAGCACTCGGAAGCGAGTTGTGTTCCGTTCAAGCACATCGTCTGCCTGTCCGTTACGCTCCAATCCTAGCACAATGTCGGACAGTTGTGCAATACTCCCCGACCCCCTGAGTTGAGCCAACGAGGTGAAGGCACCTTCCTCATGCCCCTTTCCGTCCGGTCGCTTGAGATGGCTAACACAGATCAGGGCGATCCCAGTCTCCTGCACCAGTGTCCGCATCTTAGTCATAATCTCATCCAGTGCCTTACGTTCGTCCCCATTCTCCTGACTACTGACTACAATGGAGATGTGGTCAAGGAACACAAAGCCGCAATTGCAGGCTTTAGCCAGGAATCGGACACGAGCAACAATGTTGTCAATGCCAGAACTTCCAAAATGATCGAACAGATAAACGCGACCAGTTCCCAGCGTCCTGTCGAATGCATCCTTATACTCCTCTTGAGTGTACACAGTGTCGGGCAAGTGGAATGGAATGTTAGCTGCCACGCTCATCAGCCCGATCCCGGTCTTGGTGTTGCTCTCCTCAAGAAACATCAACCCGATGTTGTCCTCAGTCTTCTCGATCATCTGGTAAGCCAACTCCCGGAGGAACTGAGTCTTACCCATCCCTGAACCACTAGTCACCATCACCAACTCACCCTTCCTGATGCCGTAGGTAAGTTTGTTCAGTGCCTCGAAAGGATACATAACGTCGGCGCTACGCTTGGGCTTGTTGATCTCATCCCACAACGTCGAGCCTTGAACGATCCCATCAGGCGTGTAAGCTTCGCTACGCCACCATGCATCGACAAATTCCTTAGCGTTCTGATTACTCAGATACTCATTAGCATCCTTGAACTTTACTAGCTTAGTAATCAGTGCTTTGTGGCTAAAGATTTCTGCCACCTTCCTAGCAGCTTCCTGGCCCTTCTCGTCCGAGTCAAAGCAGATCACCACCTTGTCGAACGAGTCCAGCCATTCGTATGCCTCTCTAACGTCCTGTACAGCCGTTGCAGCGCCCCTGCGGATGCTCACTGCGGGGTATCTACTACCCAGCATCTGATAGGCTGCACAAGCGTCGAATTCGCCTTCTGTGAGGGTGACGTACTTGCCCCCTGCCGGGAAACGATCCTGCCCGAATAGGCCCTTCGGCTTGCCGTCCGAGTAGAATACCTTCTCAGCCTTCAGTCGGGCTTTGTAGCCTCCGACGTAGGGGAAGCACCATTCCCGCCAGTTGTCTGTGATTCCGTAGAACCGGGCAGTGTCGGCTGTGATATCTCGTTCAGGAATAGCTGCATACTTTCCAGGCACGGGTTTTGCAGGAACTGCCGCATTGCCTGCGCTTCCTTCGCCGATCTGACCAGTACCTTCGCAACTGTAGCACTTCCAGAATCGTTTTCCATCATCATCCTCGTAGACGGTTTTAGCGTCACTACTGCCACACTCACCGCACGCAATGTGTGACTCAATCGTCTTTGCTGGCATCACTTTCCATCCCAATTAATTTTTTTCATCGGTCCCTCGAAACACTCCCAAACCAGCATATTGAACTCTGTTGCGGCTGCGTAGCGGGCTGCGTAGTAGGCTGCGGAGTCGGCTGCGGAGTCGGCTGCGGAGTCGGCTGCGTAGCGGGCTGCGGAGTGGGCTGCGGAGTCGGCTGCGTAGCGGGCTGCGGAGTGGGCTGCGGAGTCGGCTGCGGAGTCGGCTGCGGAGTCGGCTGCGTAGCGGGCTGCGGAGTGGGCTGCGGAGTCGGCTGCGTAGCGGGCTGCGGAGTAGGCTGCGGAGCGAGCTGCGGAGTCTCCAGAAAACAACCACGAATAAACAACATCCTCCATTTCTGGAGCATCCATAATTACAGAAAGAGCTTGCATCCTAGCAAAATATCGCAGCATTTCCGCAGCATCCATAGATGCAATGATTCGACGGCGGCGACAAACACCTTTATCGGAGTGCTCATCTTCAATCTCATCGCATTCTACGAGATGAAGCGTATCTCCTGGTGCATACTTAAGTGCATCCCAAGGTGTTCTAGAAAAATGATAACCAGTCTGACAAATTCTGATTTTCCCGGAATACTTCAACCATTCTCCGACAGCAGGAAGAGGAGAACCGTCGCGAAGGAAATTTCCATCAGTGAAGTGCCATGCGTAAATCGACATTTCAAAACCCCCCATTGGTTACGACAATCAGGCTTACGCCTACTGTATAACTTTTCAGTTACCTTTCCAATTAAGCTCTTTCATCGGACCTTCAAAGCATTCATAAACCAGTTCGTTGAAGGCGGAGTCGACTGCGGAGCGGGCTGCGGAGTGGGCTGCGGAGTAGGCTGCGGAGTAGGCTGCGGAGTGGGCTGCGGAGTGGGATGCGGAGTAGGCTGCTGAGTAGGCTGCTGAGCGGACTGCGGAGTAGGCTGCGGAGTCGGCTGCTGAGCGGACTGCGGAGTAGGCTGCGGAGTCGGCTGCGGAGTAGGCTGCGGAGTAGGCTGCGGAGTAGGCTGCGGAGTGGGCTGCGGAGAGGGATGCGGAGTCGGCTGCGTAGCGGGCTGCGGAGTGGGCTGCGGAGTCGACTGCGTAGTAGGCTGCGGAGTGGGCTGCGGAGTAGGCTGCGGAGTAGGCTGCGGAGCGCAACGATTCATCCCCAGTAAAAATCCAATCATAGACAACATCAGACATTTCCGGAGCGTTCATTACCACAGACAGGGCTTGCATGCGGGCATAATACCTCAGCATTTCCTCCGCATCCATTGATGCAATGATGCGGCGGCGACGACAAACACCTTTGTCGTCGTGTGTTTTGACAATATCGTCGCATTCAACCAAATGCAGCGTATCCCCCGGAGCATAAAGCAAGGCATCGCTTGGCAACAGAGAATAGTGATAACCAGACCTACAGATGTGAATTTCACCTTCATACTCCAACCATTCCCCGACAGCAGGCAATGGAGTACCATCACGAAGCTTATTACCATCCGTGAAATGCCACGCATAAATCGACATTCTAGACTCCTTTAGTCACGACAAACAAGTAAACTGCTACTGTATAGTCTGTGTCTATGAGATTAAGTATCAAGATACAGACTAAGAGTAACTATGTACAGACTAAGAATTACTATTAGTAAACTTAGTTATACTTAGCACTCTACTACCCTATACAGTATATAGGGTATCACACTTCCAGGCTCTTGTCAAGCCCCCTTCCACCCTTGAACCGGACAGGGCGACGATGCCGACCAGCACCTGTCCTGAGCTTCGCAGCCTTGAACTCAGGGTTTCGAGTAGCTACGCTTGGGATACCATTTGTCGAGTGCATCCCGTGCTTTGTTGTATTCATGCTGATCGAGTTCCCGTTGTTCCACTGCTTCTTCCGCAGCTTTCTCAACTTCGTCAATTTCGTCTCCCTTGCTCTCTGCGACGAACATCAACGCCTGCGTAGGGTTGTCGAACATCAGCCCCACCAGATGAAAGATGCCGTCGTCTGCGTAGAAATACTCAGCCGTAAGTCCGTATCCTTTGTAGGTGAAATGAATAGTTTCGATCTTTGGCATGATAATCCTCACGTAGGGTTGTGTTGTGCTGCAACAACATAGTCTCACAAGTCCGATTTAGTGTCAACGGTCGTTTGTCGGTTAGATAGTCGATACTAATGCCCCTAAGAATGCTCATACAAGGGCTTAAAAGAGGCCTAGAAAGCTCGTAAACGGGGTCGGAGGTAGCAGGACACTAACCGAGCCTTTTACGGGCTTTCTAGGCGGATTGGGTCGGGATCAGAGCATGGCCTTCAATTCTGCTTTAATAAGCTTCGCCACGGGTCCGCGCCACGATGCAGCATTGGACAGGAAATAGGCGACAATCCCACGACCAGTGTCAAACATGTGTTGGTCAGTAATCCTATCCAATTCAAACATAGCCGCAAGGTAGGGTTTCGCAGCATAGTTTACATTCTTCCAATCCCTACGGATATCGTGGGCAATGTTGAAAAGAGGACGAGTCTGTTTGTTTGCGGACACGATTACTTTCCTTTAGCAATGTTAATGACTTTACGCTTTGCGGTTCCGTGTGCGCGGAAACCGATGATGACTTTCCTATTGCTTCGTGCACACAATTGACAAGTAGCACACGATTCAGCCTTGCCAGTCTGTACCGGACACACTACCACAGTAGCGCCCGAATCGAGTGTAACCTTTTCCATGGTGCCATCAGGCATGATAGTAACAAGCGGAAGAGTGTATTTTTCCGATACCTTGGAAGCTTCGGCAAGACTGTTAGTCGACACGTTGACAGTAAATCCCTCATTGTTGGCAAGAGCGACCCACGACCAATTATCAAGATTGCTAATAGGTTTATGAGTGTATGTAAACCCACGTTTGCCTTTGTTGGCGATAATCAATTGCGCCATTGCATCACCGTCAATGGTATCGCCAATCCCTGGAAGATCGCCGGCCTGATTGTGTCGCCACAATTGACCCTCAGGCAATGCGCGGATTGCGTCATAGAAAGACTGTGCATCCATTCCACGTTCGCCCTTGTCAATCTTAGCCCAGTGAGGGGCTAACGGGCCAGACTTAGCATAGCATCCGCCATCATGCATAGGACACGATACCGGACAACTGTCCGACGAAGTGGTACTAACGGGTATCGGACCAGTCTTAGCATTACTAGACTTTTGAGTAAGATGATAACGCATTATTCTTTTCTTCCATCGTCGGTGTTGTCTTCGTCTTCCTAGTAGTAACCAGCAAGGCGCTATGCGGTCAATAGCGCCTTAGCTGAGACACTGGTCAGAGCCAGAAATGGGCTTTTATAGCGGCAACAAAGCCTCGATACTGACGCAGGGCGACAGTGTTGTCTTTGTGAGTGTGTTCGATAGCGGCGATGAATTCCTCCACGGTTCCGCTAAAACATCCGGTATTGACTCTGACGCCGATAACTGAGTCAGTGTGCGCGGTAGTGTAGCGTCCACTGCTGATTGCTGGACCGATGACGAGAATATCGGCATTGCCGGAAACGCGGGCATCGCCGTAAACGCAGGCATTGCCGGAAACGCGGGCATCGCCGGAAACGTAGGCATTGCCGGAAACGCAGGCATTGCCGGAAACGTGGGCATCGCCGTAAACGCAGGCATTGCCGGAAACGCGGGCATCGCCGTAAACGTGGGCATTGCCGGTAACTCTGGCATTGTCGGAAACGTGGGCATTGCCGTAAACGCGGGCATCGCCGGAAACGTAGGCATCGCCGTAAACGCGGGCATTGCCGGAAACGTAGGCATTGCCGGAAACGTAGGCATCGCCGTAAACGTGGGCATTGCCGGTAACTCTGGCATTGTCGGAAACGTGGGCATTGCCGTAAACGCGGGCATTGCCGGAAACGCGGGCATTGCTGGAAACGCAGGCATTGCCGGAAACGCAGGCATTGCCGGAAACGTAAGCATCGCCGTAAACGTAGGCATTGCCGTAAACGCGGGCATCGCCGGAAACGTAGGCATTGCCGGTAACTCTGGCATTGCCGGAAACATTCTCGGGTTTTTGAACGTAGGGCATGAACAGACTCCACAGTTAGAACGGTTGATACTTTTTAGCAAAGCGATAAGCACCGCTATAGCTTCCCCACGTCCTGATATCGCCGCCTGACGTATGGATGTAGCCGTATTCGGTACCGATAACGATGTAACGGTAAGTCCCGTTGCCCATGTTGAAGCGAGCGACACAAGGTGCTTTAGGATCACGGCAGCGCGCATCGATCCCGGATTCAAAGGTAAGCATGACAGACTCCACAGTTAGAGAACAGGTAACAGTGTATCCGACAAGGCGCTCGACTAGCAAGCGCCTCAGCTGATGTACTGGTGTGTTCCTCGGTTACAGTCCAAAATGGGCCTTGATGGCGGCAACGAAGCCCCGATACTGACGCAGGGCGACAGTGTTGTCTTTGTGAGTGTGTTCGATAGCGGCGATGAATTCCTCCACGGTTCCGCTAAAACATCCGGTATTGACTCTGACGCCGATAACTGAGTCAGTGTGCGCGGTAGTGTAGCGTCCACTACTGATTGCTGGGCCGATGACGAGAATATCGGCATTACCGGAGACGCGGGCATCACCGGAGACGCAGGCATTACCGGAGACGCGGGCATCACCGGAGACGCAGGCATTGCCGGAAACGTGGGCATCACCGGAGACGTAGGCATTGCCGGAAACGTGGGCATTGCCGGAGACGCGGGCATTGCCGTAGACGCAGGCAATGCCGGTAACTCTGGCATTGCCGGAAACATTCTCGGGCTTTTGAACGTAGGACATGATTAGTTCCTGGGTTATTCGTCGCAGTCTACTTGCCAGAATCCAAAGTCGGAGCCATCGCCCGGATGGGAGCCAAAGTAGTAACCCTCGGGTGCGAGTGCATCAAGGGCGTCAAAGAGGTCGGCGAGAATGTAGTCTGCTTGTTCACTATCGTAGTCGAGGTCAAGGTCGCACGCCTCGGTGATGAGGTCGGCATACTCTTTGTCAGTGTCAAGCGTTCGCAGCGTCCACACAAATTCAGGAATCAGATCCTCATTGCGCATCGTGCCGTGAGAGACTGTGCCGTAGAAAGGGAAGTCTTTGGTCATGATTAGCTCCTGGGTTGTTCGTTGCAGTGACTCCATAGTGTCATAACAGTCTGCACAGTGTCAAGCACTATCTGTCGACAATAAAGGATTAATCCCTTGGGAGTAGGCTATGCTGCCGGCACAGTCTTTGCTACGCGCGTGTGTGGGCGCGATTGTCAAGCTAGCTCGGTGGCGGCACAGGCTGCCAAGGTTCGGCAAGGCTCGGTAGCCTGCTCAGTCTGTGTTGCAGGCACCAACACAGACTCTCTCGTCACCACCTAACTGCCCAGTCCTGGACCGTACACTACTGTATGGTCACGCAGTGACTGTCGAGTCACTTAATGACTACCCAGTCAGTTAGTGACTGCGTAGTTCATCAGTGTACTGATCAGTCAGTCAGTGACTGCCCAGGCTACGCAGTGACTGTCGAGTCATTGTCTAGGACAGACAGGGGGGGAGGGGGCTTGGCTGGCTGTGTAATTTTTGCTGTATCTACACAGCCACAACGAAGGTCAAAATAGGAAATTGTAACAATGTGTTAACCTATATTATCCGGGTAGAATCCCACAAAAGAAAAGGCACTGCGGAGACTACTTTGAGCTAAGTAGGTCCGCTGCACTCGATAGCCCCTATGAACCTACCGTTCGTCGGAAAGTTTGGTAGTTTTTGTTGAAAAAGCAGAAAGTGATTGACATGGACGACAAAAGGGTGTATAATGGTAGTATCAAAGAAAAACTATAACGTCTAAGAAGGAATTGGGAACTCCTATATAGAACTGATCTGGACACAGTTGCTCCTAAGAAACAACTACATCCCTACTGTACGCATAATCATAGTGAGCTTCAACCAACTCAGTTTCTCTTAGCTAACTTAGTTTCTCTTAGTTAATTCTTAATCCTTTAAGTTTATTCTTAGAAATTATATCTTCTACATGAAATAACTTAAAGATAAATTATGTAAGGCTATATAGTGGCTCTTCCTGAATTTCTTAAAGCAACTCCTCCTGATCTTGTCGTAGATAAGCCTGTCGCCAAACGAGGTCGCCCTACTAAAGCTTTGATCGAGTCCAAGAAACGTCCCGGAAAGATTGGTCGTCCACAAGGCGACACTGGGAGGATTCAGGAACTCAAAGCTAGGCTTCTGTCGACCACTGGCGATAAAGTCATTAATAAGATCGTCAGTATTGCAATGAACGATGAACACCAGGGTCAAATGGCCGCACTGAAGATGTGCCTAGATCGAATGCTTCCTTTGTCTCTCTTTGAGAAAGACGCTAAACGAGGAAGCAACGCTATAACGATCAACATCACTGGTGTCGGCGATACCACCATCGTCCCTGAGACTATTGATATGGAGCCAGACGATGGGAATGATGTCTGACATGGAGCATGAGGACTACGGTCCTAAGCGTCGAGCCGCAGAGAAGGCTATCGGTCAGACACGCGACTTCGTTACTGACCAACTCCAAGACCCGACGAACTACCTACCCGCTGTTGGTAAACTAGGTAAGCTTGTCTTTGGTGCTGCAATGGCGCTTAAAAATACAGATGCCAACGCAATGTTCTTTGGTGGTAGCTTTCTTCCTAAGAAACTCATTTCCCAATTAGACACCGCACTTGAAGCTGGTCATATAACAAAAGAAGAACTATTCAAAAAATATGGACTGTTCAAAGATCCCCGTGGTGAGTGGCGAGCATATAAACCAGACGTCAATGTTACAATGGATTCTGCTAGGTACTTAAAGGGCGGTCAAGGGAAGTTAGGCGAATATCTTATCCATCCAGACCTTTATAAAGTTCGTCCTGATCTTGCAAATGTAAAAACAGCAAGAACTGCTGAAATGGAAGGAACTGGGGACTACGATCCTTTCTTTAAGAAGATTCGTTTTTCTGACAGGCTGTATCCTGACCAAGCCATCCCTACGTTGACACACGAACTCCAACATCATATTCAGACTCAAGGTGGTGTATCTAATGGGGCTAATCCTGATCAGTTCACTGGCCCTAAAATGAGTAAGAAAGAAGCTGAAAAACGCTACATGAATAATCCAGGTGAAGTTGAAGCGCGTGTTGCAGCAAAGTTGATTTACAAAGACCTTCTCAAGTCGGATACAGGTTTGGCGGAGTTGTTTAATTTGTTTGGAAAAGAAATTAGCGAACCTTTGTTCTATTTTGATACTACAGTTCGTTAATAAAAGAGAATGGCAAAACTTGACGTAAAACTACACCCCGCACAACTTGAAATCTTTAATGATCCCCATCGTTTTAAAGTGGTTGCTGCTGGTCGTCGTTTTGGAAAAAGTCGTTTAGCGGCGTGGCTTCTTCTCATTAAAGCCCTTCAAAACACCGATCCCGATAAATATATCTTTTATGTTGCTCCTACGTTTCAACAAGCTAAGGATATTCTCTGGCAGTTGTTAAAAACAATGGGACATGAAGTAATTGCTTCAGCTTACGAGAATACTGCGGTACTGACGTTAATCAATGGTTCCAGAATTGCATTAAAAGGTTCCGATAGGCCAGATACACTACGCGGTGTTGGCTTAGCATATTGCGTCATAGATGAATATGCCGATATGCGCCCCTCAGTGTTTGAGCAGATTCTTCGTCCTGCACTGGCTGACGTGAAAGGCGACTGCCTCTTTATCGGTACTCCGAAGGGTCGCAACCACTTCTACGAAATCTACAACTACGCAGACGAGGAAAAAGACCCTGAGTGGTGTAGTTTCCACTTCACTTCCTTCGATAACCCCTTCCTGGACCCGAAAGAAATTGAAGCCGCACGAAAATCCATGTCGTCGTTCGCATTCCGACAGGAATTCATGGCTAGCTTTGAGGCGGCAGCTAGCGAAGTCTTCAAAGAAGAATGGCTCAAAATCAGCGACAAAGAGCCGGAAGAGGGCGACTACTACATGGCGGTTGACCTTGCAGGCTTTGAAGATGTGGCTAAAGAGACTTCTGCCAAGAAAAGGCGCCTAGACCAGACTGCATTGGCTCTGGTGAAGGTAAACGAGCAGGGCTGGTGGGTGAAAACCATCGATTATGGGCGTTGGGACGTTAGAGAGACAGCAGTTCGTATCCTGAAGATGGCAAAAGACAACAATGTTCGCATCATTGGAATCGAAAAAGGTGCTCTTCGTAATGCGATTCTGCCTTACATGAACGATATCATGAAGCGAGTGGGCTTCTTTCCCCGAATTGAGGACTGCACACACGGAAATCAGAAGAAAACGGACAGGATTGTGTGGTCTTTGCAGGGTCGTTTTGAACACGGACGCATTACCCTGAACAAAGGTGAGTGGAATCGGGACTTCATCGACCAACTAATGCAGTTTCCCGACCCAAAGACGCACGATGACCTCGTTGACGCTCTCTCCTACGTCGATCAAGTGGCCGTTACAGTCTACATGAAGGAAATCGATGATGATTTTGAAATTTACGACGCAGTTGCTGCGTACTAAGGTAGGCAATGGCTGAAAAAGAGCAAAAAAGCTATCAGAAGATGACAAAGGGCGACCTAAAACTCGTCCAGTTTGTCGTCAACCAGACTGATATGTGGCGCGACCATCGAAATGCCAACTACACCAAGGCTTGGGAGGAATACGAACGTCTGTGGCGTGGTCTGTGGACTGAATCGGACAAAACAAGGATGTCCGAACGCTCCCAGATCGTCACTCCCGCCATTCGACAGGCTATTGAGTCCCGTCAAGCTGAGATGGAAGAGGCTATCTTCGGTCGTAACCAGTGGTTTGACATTGAACCCTCCCAAGACCCTAAAGAACAGCAAGAAATCGCTCTTTTGAAGGAACGTCTCGCTGAAGACTTCAAGAAAGACAAGGTGAAGAAGGGAATCACACAGGTTAACCAACTTGGTGAGGTCTATGGCACTGGTATCGCTGAAATCACAATCAAGGAAGCCACTGAAACGCTTCCTGCGACCCAGGACTTGGGTATTCCTGGCCTGATGGCTGTTGGGACTAAAGAGAACAAGCGTGTGTCGATGCAGGCCCGCCCTGTGTCTCCTAAGAACTTCCTGATCGACCCAAATGCCACTGAAATTGAAGAAGCCCTTGGCTGTGCTGTCGAGGAGTTCGTTGGTCTGCACACCATTGTAAAGGGCATGACTGATGGCATCTACCGTTACTGCAATCTTGATGTTTCTGCTTCTGATCCTGATCTGGAGCCTGTTCAGCAGATTAATGACTACGATAAGCAGAGAGTTAAACTCATTAAGTACTACGGTCTGGTTCCTCGTGAATATCTTGAAGATACCGAAGACACAGATAGCGATAAGGTCGAAGACGCTCTAGAGGACACAAAGTACGGTACGTCAGAGTTAGACGACCAGTACGAAGAAGACTTTGGCGACATGGTTGAGGCCATTGTCGTCATTGCCGATGAAGGGCACTTGCTTAAGAAAGAAGCAAATCCTTATATGCTCCAGGATCGTCCCATCATCGTTTATCGCCCAGACACTATTGCAGGGCGCTTTTGGGGCGTTGGGACTGTTGAGAAGGGCTACAATATGCAGAAGGGTCTGGATGCCCAGATCCGCATGCACTTGGATGCTAGCGCCCTTGCAACGGCTCCCATGATGGGTTTGGACGCTACCCGTGTTCCTCGCGGCTTCAAGTTTGAGATTCGTCCTGGCAAGTCCGTTCTGACCAATGGTGACCCCAAGGAAGTCCTGTTCCCGTTCAACTTCGGGCAGGTGCAACCTGTCTCGGTGCAGACTGCGGAACTCTTCGCAAGGTATCTCCAGCAGGCTACAGGCACCCTAGATAGCTCGGGACTGCCCCAGCAGGTAGGGAACCAAGCAGATGCGGGAGGCATGGCTATTGCTATGTCGGGTATTATCAAGCGTAATAAGCGCAGTCTCATCAATTTCCAAGAAGACTTCCTGATGCCTCTCATCTGGAAGATGGCTGTCAGGCGTATGCAGTTCGATCCTGATCGTTACCCGGTGAAGTCCTTTAAGTTCATTCCCACTTCGACGTTAGGTATTATGGCTCGGGAGTACGAACAGCAACAGTTCATTGCTCTGATGCAGACTCTTGGGCCTCAGTCGCCTATCGTGCCGCTGTTGCTCCAAGGTGTGGTTGAGAATTCCTCGCTGTCGTCGCGTGAGAAACTGATGGCTGCGTTGGTGAAGATGTCGCAGCCCGATCCTGCCCAGCAACAGGCTGCACAGGCTCAACAGCAACTTGCGATGGCTGATATGCAGGCTACTGTGGAAGAGAAACAAGCCAAGGCTGAGAAGGCTAAAGCAGAGGCTGCGGCTACTCCGATTGAGGCTAAAGCTAAGTTGGTGGCTGCCTTGTCCAACAATCTTAACGAAGATAACGAACAAGGCGACTTTGAGAAACGTGCCCGAATCATGGAGTTAGGGCTGAAGGCAAAAGACATTGCCGTAAAAGAGAAAGACTCCGAAAACAACGTTACTATTGCGAAGTTGCAACAGTCTGCCAAGGTACACGACACAATCGAGAAGAATCGCACAGCGAGGCTCAAGATTGAACGTGATGCTGATGGTAGGGTTGCTTCGATAAGCAAAGGAGAGTAATAGATGGCTGCTTTTAACAAATTCAATAGTTGGGTAGAGTACATGACTGAGGGGGCCAATATTGGCTCCGATCAGTTCACTGTTGCTCTTACTAACTCTGCTCCAGTTGCAACAAACACAGTTATTGCGGATATCACTGAGATTTCCTATACCAACTGTTCAGCAAGGACAATCACTACAGCCTCTTCAGCACAGTCTAGTGGAACACAGAAACTCACACTCACTGATTTGACGTTGACTGCTTCCGGTGGTTCTGTTGGCCCCTTTCGATATGTCGTCATTTTTGATGATACTCTGGCTAGCGATCCCCTTGTTGGTTGGTATGACTACGGTTCGTCAATCACTCTTGCATCTACAGAGACTCTTCTGATTGACTTTGACGGCACTAATGGTTTCATTACGGTAGCCTAATATGGCACTAGTCATCAAAGATAGGATCAAGGAAACCAGCACTACTACTGGCACAGGGACACTTACCCTGGCCGGTGCAGTGAGTGGTTTCCGATCTTTTGCTGATATTGGTAATAGTAATACTTGCCCCTACGTCATCCTAGAGGCGTCGGAGTCTGCGCCGACCGCGTGGGAAGTAGGCATTGGCACGTACACGTCGAGCGGGACGACGCTCTCGCGCGACACGGTGCTGCGTACGTCGGCGGGTAACACAACGAAGATCACGCTGGCGTCCGGCACGCACACGGTCTTCTGCGGGTGGGCGGCGGATTACGCGCTCGGTTCCGACTTCGCGCAGCACGCGATCATCCCTGGTGGTCGTCTTACGCTTACGAGCGGCACGCCTGTCACCACGTCCGATGTGACGGGTGCGACGAACATCTATTACACGCCCTACGTCAGTAATGTCATTTCGTTGTGGACTGGCGCGCGATGGCAACCGATTGAATTCAGCGAGTACACGCTCGCGCTCGGAACGCTGACAAGCGGCAAGCCTTACGACGTGTTCGCGTATCTGTCCAGCGGCGCGCTCGCGTGTGAGATGCTCGCGTGGACGAACGACACAACGCGCGCGACGGCAATCACGATCCAAGACGGGCGGTACTGCAAGAGCGGCGACAAGACCCGGCTGTACCTCGGCACGTTCTACACGACCGCGACGACGACGACCGAGGACTCGGCGGCGAATCGCTACCTCTGGAACATGTATAACCGTGCGCAGCACGCTCAAGCCTCTGCGGTGGGCACAAGTCACACAAACCAAAATCAAACGAGGTTGTGGAACGGCGGGAGCGGAACGCTGCCAAGGTGCCAACTGGTGGTTGGATTGCCAACAGAAACGTGGAAACTAGGTGCCTGTGCTCGTCTTAGTTATGGGTCACCCGCAACCGTAAATGCGGCGATTGACATGCTGCTAGATAATGTGAGTTTTGGGTATGGGTCACAGGTTTATTCAAATTCTTTTGGTGCGGCGTTCTTGTACATTTCCGCAGTGTCGGCGCTATCTGTCGGAAGGCATTATGTGGACATTGGGATAGCTGAATACAACAACTCCGTTCTGACGTTCGACAACGGCAAGACATTCTTCCAGTGGGAGGCGTGATGCTGGAGGAACTGCATAAGTTGATCGCAGCGAGCGCACAGGTGGCGTCTGTGTGGAGAGAAAGCGGACAGTATTTTGTCCTGTTTTCGACCGGTGAAAGTCGTACCGTTACCGCAGACGAAATCCTGACCGCGACGAAGGCCAGCAAGATCGACACGATCAACGCCGAATGCAAGTCGCGCCTATTCGCGCGCTACGGTCCGCCCGAGGAGCAGGTAAGCCGCGCACTCGGCGTCTACGGCCAGACCGAACGAGACGCTATGTCGGCCGGTATCGCCGCCACGGTGGATGCGTCCAACGTCGCATCGAACGCGGTCATCGCGGCAGCCGATCTCGCAGCAGTGGAGGCGGTCACGGTAACGTGGCCGGTGATCTGATGGCACTTAGAGCAATTAACGCAGAACGACGTAATGCCGCCGTCCGCACTGAGTTTTCAGCGATTGGTGTAGACGAGACAGCAGTGAAGACCGCCATTACTCGTCTAACTCAAATCGAAGGTGCGGCCTCCCCCACCAACGCACAAGTTATCCAAGCTGTTAGGGATATTGCTCAGTATCTTCGTAAGACGATCCGGGTGGTGATCGGGCAATGACTCTAGGTGTCGGTGCTTTTTCTGAAGCACCCTTTTCAGCCGATCGAGTAGCTGCTGGTGGAGGGGGGCCGACTTATACTTTAACTGCTGCGGCTGGTTTTTTCACACTCACCGGACAAGCTGCAAACTTAGTTGTTAGTCGTAAACTAACCGCTGCTACAGGTTCTTTTACATTAACTGGTCAGTCCACCAATCTTAAGGTAAGTAGAAAACTTGTTGCTGGAACAGGAACATTCTCTCTTACTGGTATTTCAGCCAACCTTGTCTATACACCAGTCAGTGGAGCAACCTATACACTAACGGCACAGACAGGAGTTTTTAATCTAACAGGACAAGCAGCAGCATTTAAGGTTTCTAGAAAACTTGTTGCTGAGACAGTATCGTTCTCTTTTGTTGGTAACGATGCTAATTTCTATCCTGGTGGTATAATCCCTGTAACTACGAAGGGTGGTAAAGGACAAGGAAAAAACCTCACCCTTAAGCAGAAAAAGAAACTCAAGGCAGTTGTTAGTCAAGAATGGCTGAAAGCGGAACAGACTGCCAAGGAACTGCTTCAAGAGCGTCTTGGTAACGTTGAACCTGCAAAAGTTAGAGTTGAACGCCTTACTACAGTACAGTCTCTTGCAGACGTAATCGCAGCCCTTCAAGCTCTATCTAAAGAAACAGTCACTCTTCCCGAACAACAAGCAGTTATCAAGTCGTTTGAGAAGAGTATTGATACCAAAGTTATCAAAACAGGAGAACGTCTAGTTGCTGTAGAAGACAAAGTTAATGAAACCCTTGGACGGATCGAGAAGAAGATCCAAAATCTTGAGGACTTACTTATCGTGGTGATTGACGAACTTCTATGACCACAGAACTTCAACAGTGGTATGAGGCCCAGTTCAATATGTTCAACGAACAAGGCTGGAAAGACCTCATTGAACAAGTGACCCAAAGACAGAAGAATTACGACAACATCAGAGGTATTTCAACAGCAGAGACGTTGAAGTATCGTCAAGGCCAGTTATGTGAAATTGACTGGCTTCTAAGCTGGCAAACAAGTGTCGAACAGAACTTCAAGGAACTTCAGAATGAAGATGCTGTTTGACTTCAGATGTAAAGACGGGCACGTTTCTGAAGCCTTGGTAGACAAGGAAACTTTGGAGATTCTGTGTCGAGTCTGTGATGAACCAGCAACAAAAGTGGTATCTCCTACAAAGTTCAAGTTGGAAGGATGGTCTGGGGCTTTTCCCAGCCGTGCTGATAGGTGGACTAGGGACCACGAAGAAGCAGGTAGAAAACACCGGGAACGTAAACGTGAGGAAGCTCATTATACGCCGGTTAACCCCAGTAGTTTATTTTGACCCACAATCGCGATAGCGACGGGAGGTAGTACAATGGATGATCTTGTGAATATGGACGTTAACGAAGCCTCGTTAGACGAGTTCCAAGCAGTTGAGAAGATTCTTGACCAACCCAAAGAAACCCCGGAGGTTCCGGCCAAGTTTCGGGGCAAGACAGTCGATGACCTTATCAAGATGTACCAAGAGGCCGAGAAGGTTATTGGTCGTCAAGGTAACGAAGTCGCTGAAGTTCGTCAACTCGCTGACCAACTCATCAAACGCCAGTTAACTTCGGAGACAGTTCAGACTCCACAACCTGAGATCAGTGAAGTTGATTTCTTCGCTGATCCCGTCAATACGGTCAACAAGGTCGTAGCGACGCACCCGGCTGTCTTGGCTGCCGTGCAGAAAGGCCAGGAACTAGATCGACTGACGAACAAACAAAAGCTGGTTGCAGCGCATAGTGACTACCAAGCCATTATGCAGGAACCAGAGTTTGCCGAGTTTGTGTTGAAGTCGCCCATTCGTAAACAACTTTTTCAAGCTGCTGACAAGAACTATGATTTCGAGGCTGCTGACGAACTCCTTACTACCTACAAGGAACTTCGTGCGTCTCGTCAAAGAATCGTAGCCGAAGGTGCTGAAAAACTGCGTAACGAAAGCACTCGTCAACTCAAATCCGCGTCCGTAGATGCCGGTGGCACAGGCGAAACAGGTAAGAAGATTTACCGTCGTGCTGACCTAATCCGTCTGCAAATTCAGAATCCCGACAGGTAT